TGTATATCAATGGGTTCTTCATTGCTAACTGGCTGTATATAAAGTGAATCCATAGTATATCTCCTTAACTCATTATTCCATTGGCCACTAATGCTAATCGCATGTTATTTACCAATGTTATCAAATCATCCCTATGTGCAGCGGTATCATAGGCACCTGCTGTTGCACCGATACCGCCCGCCGGGGCTGCTCCACCACTTACATATGCTGTCTGGGGAGAAGCTGCATTACATCCAAACCCACCCGTTACCTCGTTCGTGCCATCTACAAGCAGATTATTATCACCTGGATCGGTTATTCCACCTACGTGAACCCCGCCGTCAACATAAATTCCAGAAAATGTAGGACTACTCTCTTCGAGTAGCGGTTGATTGACGCCCATGGTGGACGTAGATCGAAATATTTTACCGTTAGGATGTGTACCCGCCAAGCAAATACCGTTACCACAGTAAATCAAAGAATACACCCGCGTCTCTGCTTCCTGTTGACCAAGATCTGCCCAAGTAGCACCGTAGTCAGTAGATCGAAATATTTTACCGTTGGCAACACCCGTGCCCGCCAAGCAAATACCGTTACCACAGTAAGTCAAAGAATACACCCGCGTCTCTGCTCCCTGCTGACCAAGGTCTTCCCAAGTAGCACCGTAGTCAGTAGATCGAAATATTTTACCGTTAGAATATGTACCCGCCAAGCAAATACCGTTACCACAGTAAGTCAAAGAAAGCAACTGTGTCTCTGCTCCCTGCTGACCAAGGTCTTCCCAAGTAGCACCTGTGGATTCTGCCAAGCCTAAAACACTATCATTACTTGCTTTAATATCCATTAGAGTAGTCCGCTGAATTTGATCATCTATGATAGCTAAAGGACCACTTGCTACTCCGGTAAGATCTAACCCTGTTAAAACTGGACTATCCCCAACACCCACACCAAGGGATGTTCTCGCTGTTGCCCCTGACTCAGAAACCCAAGTTGTTCCATTACCCACTATAAAATTACTGTCTGTAGGTGTTAAGCTTGAGAATACTGGATCAATAGTATAAGCTAATGAAGTCCAAACAGTACTGCCGTCACCAACTTTAAGTTTACGGGTATCTGTTTCAAGTCCTATCTCACCCGATAATAAAGTTGGATTATTACTCGTAAAGTTTGCTGCCGTATCTCGTTTATTCTGAAATCGTATAGACATATTTAATCTCTTCCATATCCACCGTCCCATACTAAACATGGATCGGTATTACTAATAACTGAAGAACCAAAATCATATACAACAGAAGCACCATCAAGTGCTATATCTTCCACAAATGCAACTGTCTTCCAAGTCTCTGCCATTTTATTTATTTCTCCAAGCCTAAACCTTGTAGCTTATCACGACCATTAGTAACATATTTCTCTGTGGCCTGTTCTAAGCAACTATGTTTAAGTATATCCAAGATTAAGTTGATTTGTGTTAGTGGCATCTTTGATCGGGCGATCAATTCTTCAAGCCTACGATATAGGATAACGATCTTAGGCTCAAGTGAATCTTCATAAATTTGAGCCAATTTTGCCATCTGCCGTATCTGTAATTCTTTATTTTTCGATCGTACCTCATCCAGGGTAGCCGCCTTTTTAATCTTTGCCACTATACAGCCACCGTACAAACCTTAATTGCAAGCTCATTGGTCTGGAAACATGTCATTCCTACAACCTGAGTCAAGGCAGCTTTGGCTACATCATCTGCAACAGTATGAATCACGGTATTTTCTAACTGCTGTCCATTAAAATCAACAGCCGAAGTAGGTTCACCCAATTCGTTCAACAGAATCTCATCTGACCCGGCATTCTTATGACTGACAGCATGTGCCTGGGGTGCATTATCAGCGGTTACATCAGCTCCAGAGGTAACGCTTAAATCGGACAGAACCTCAACGACCGACTTACTCTCTATACCGTTAGCGGTAAACTTGGCATATTCCCCTGTCGCCGCGTCAGCTTGATCAATCTGCACAATATTATCATCAGCGATGCCGATGGCAATACCGTCCACATTACCACCGGTGATTCGTCCTACTAATTCCTGTTCCGCTACAACTAATGCTGCGGGTGTGTCATCTATTGTAGCATCTAAAACTGATTGAGCATCGAACAATGCATTGGTTACAATATCTTCTACAAACGCAACTGTCTTCCAGGTCTCTGCCATGGTTAAACTCCTTCAAGACAAACATAAACATTTTTATCATCACTATCGTAAAACATAGCACCTTCTATCGCAGATATCGCGTCGGTCCTTGGTGTTAAAACCACTTGAGCGAATGTAGCTACTTGTTCAGTTGTTATGGCCCCACCATCTTCCAGGGTAACATCGTCTAGCCATGCAGTTAACTCCTCGCTAAGTTCCTGAAAGCCACTATGCCCGGCACTTGCAAAATCTAATCCGCCCAATCCAGCATGTTGTGTAATTAATGGACTTGTTATATTCCCCTTTATATTATAAGCCCTTAAATCAAGAACCTCCTCTAGAGTATAAGTTGCAGTATCCTTAAGAATCACCCTAGCGAGCACTGTCATTTCTTGAAAAGGCAATCCAGTAAGTGACAATCCTGCAAAGACATTATTTACTTTCGCATCTGCAAGTTTATTATCTATTCGTTGACCCATAATTAAAACAATAGGTTCAGTTTGCTCATTAGTCGCAAGTACATAGTAGGCTACATAATTATTAAGCCCCACAGTTTCATTTGACCAAGTAGTAGTAGCGTCATTCCATTTCAAATCACCACTACTTAGATACCCCACATCAGTTACATTAGCTTTATCACTAGTTTCATAAATACGCCAAGCAGCTGCACCATCTCGATAATAAATAGGCAGTTGCGCAGGTGACAAGATCTGTTCAAATAGAGCAGAACCAGCCCCATCTGATATAGCGATATCTAAATCTTCATCCCATATATCACCAGCAGAAACATTTATATCCTCCGAACCAGCATCAGATACGAATAATCCAGCTTCCCATCTTGCACCACCGGCATAATGTAATCTCGCATGTGTAGCACCATCCATATAAAGGGTATGAAGTTCCCAACCTAAAAATATTCCCTTATTATTAGTGTTGTCCCAATATAAATAAGCTACTAAAGCCTTATCATCTGCGCGAAAACTCCAAATTGTTTGAGACGCTGTAAGAGTTGCCCCATCGAAATAAATATACCATAAACCTTCGGCTATCCCAACATCGTCTAAATCAACAGTTTTATTTCCGCCTAGTGTATATTTCACACCATCAATATAGTAATAAGCAGAACCGCCATCAATAACAGTAAATACTTTAGACGCATCATCAAAGGACAATGTAACCCCAGCCGTTCGTGGCCAACCAGTTTTTACAAAATCAGTGGCCTGTATAACACCAGTAGAAACCACTCCATCAAAAGCAGGTGTCGCCCCAGCATGAATATCTTGAGGCGTGGATAAGGTCATCGTACCGTCACCATCATCAATAGCTGTTATTTGGTTAGTAGTACCACCTATCCAAGTAGTAATATCACTTACTGATAAATGCTCCTTACCACCATCAGTTGCTAACAACCTACTCGCAGTCAAATCGGACATTGTTGCATTTACAAAAATCGGACTATCCGCCTCACCCACACCTAAAGTTGTACGAATAGCTCCAATAGAAACATCATCTAAAATAGATCGTGCAACAGGAGTACACACTATTTCCTCAACATCACCCACCCCTACAGTAGCTCTACCAAGAATTCTATCCGTTGCTGAAACATTTTGTATTTTTGAATAACTAATTGCATTTAAATCTACCGACCAAGTTACACCTCCTCCTGAAACAGTAATATCACCTTTATCCCCATCAGAAACTCCAGAACTTTCTACAGCCCAAGATGTGGTGAACACATATTTTATACTCTCATCATCCACCCAACATGTCCATCCCGCCACTGGAATATCAAACCACCAAATAATTCCATCATACCAAGCAATATCATTTTCATGTGTAGCCCAAGAATCTGTAGCTGGTGTAGCCACAATATATCTATCTCCTTTTCCAGGAGAAACAGGAGGAGTTGTCAAATCTTTATCTAAAACAACCTGCTGCCAAGCTAAATATTCTTCTACAGGTATTCTAAATTGTGCCATAACATACATCCCCCCTATGATGTAATAAACAAAGACTTCAAATTACTATCAAAACTCTTCGTTAAATCAGAACTAGGTGTAGAAACACTAATTACACGAGCTTCATTAATTCGAAGATAACCTGTTTCAATTAATGTAGCAGGAACAATCATCTTTGTCGACCCCACATTCAAAGTAATTGTATACATTGCTAAATCTATACTAGTATTTTTCCCATTAGATAGATTAATATTATCCTCACTTAGAGTTAAAATAGATCCATCTTTATGAACAATAGTTACATCTCCATTATCATCAAAAATAAACTTATGCCCCACAGGTGTAACCCAACCTCGACTATCCGGATATCCTTTCTCCCCATCAACTGGAAACCCATGAATACCATCAGGTGCTTCAGCAAAATAAACAGGCTGCTGATGATCTCCCTGTTCAAAAAAACACCACACCCATGAACCTATAGCCGGAACACCAAAAGAACCAGCACCAGAACCAGCCCCACAAAATATGGGAAGAGCAGGCACTGCCCATGGAAGATATTCCTTTTCAATATCAGTAAAAATTCCAAGAACCTCTATTTTAAGCTTCCCCGTCTTCGTCGAATCAACATTATCAAGAACCTCACCACGATAAATTCCATTATGTGATAAACTAGCTGGATCAAATTTCATTATCGTTTTATCCTTTTCATAACAGAAGTCAAAGCAGAATCAAAATCACTATCAATTCCTCCCCGCGTCAACAACATCAAAGTATGAAAAGATGTGTCAAAAAAATGCACTACTCTTTCAATCATCCAATTCCCTGTATGTTGATAAACGAATAAATTTCCCTTATTCATTGACTCACTAAAAACAACCTGAACAAGATCACCAGGAGCAAGTCCTTCTTGGCCCCAAGTAGTTGCCCACATCTTTAACGGTGTAGAAAGACGTTTGGTATACCCACCTCCCACAACACCTTTAAAATCATCTGTAAAAGAATTACTTCGTCCCATAGTACACTGTGGATCACCATTAGATGTATCATCATTATTGATAGTGAAAAACTCAGTAATCCCAGGCACCTCTTCAATAGTTACAGCATCATATGTTGGTGTTCCCGTCGCATAATCAAAATATCCATACTTCTGCGACTTCGCTCCAAAATTAGCAATCAAAGAACTATCATCAAAAATCTCATAAGTCAAAATTGGAATCAAATCAACATAACCTTCTTCACCCACAACAAATTTGTACTTGATAGGCCCAGAGTATAATTCCTCAATACTCTTAAAAACAAATATTTGCTCAGAAGCAATATTTTTAATATACGAAAAATACCCCTTCTCTCCCTCTCGACCAATAAGATTAGTCTTTAAATAATTGAGTAACTTTGCCGTCGTCCAAGCAGGCTGAATAATATTTTTCACTTTAGATAACGAAGCTCCCACTTCCGTGGATTGCACAAACATCTCTTTCAATGCAAGATCTTCCAATGTCTTTTTTACTGTTTGATCCTTCCATCCACGACATTCAGTAGTATTAATCAGATTAGGAACATCTAAATGTCCAGCAATCTCGTACACACCATCTTTTCCTTGACGTCGAAGCACTTTAAACTTAAAAGCATTCAATGTATTTGAAGCCAATGTTTTACCAATCACAATAAACACATCATTCAAATCCTTATCATAAGGAATCAAATTAATGAGTGTCCCTCCCGCATCTTGAAAAGCAATACGAAACGTGGGAAGAATAGTATTCAAATCTTGTGTAATAGAAATCTCTCGAATCATTTGAGGCTGTATTGGTATTACAGTCCCCCCAAACTCTACTTTCAAAAAGTAGTTTCCTTGTAATTCAAGAATCATATTACGTTCTCCTCACCCTATATTTCTTTTGGAAGGCATAAATATCCAACACATTTGGAATAATCAACAAATCACCTGAAGCAACATCTAACAAAGGATTTTCAATATCATTAACCAAACAAATAATCCACCAAAACTGAGGTGTACCATACATTTTTTCACTGATACGATAAATTCGTTTAATATCTCCCGCATTCACACGATAATAACCAGGAGTATATTTCATAGTAAAATCAGACAGTGTATTCCACAAGAAATCAAGCTCTTGATTTCCATCAATAAATAACACTGTGTAAAAATCTGTACGCTTCATAGCCCCTACTCACCTTCAGAAAGTATATCTTTCTTATATGCAAATGCTAACGATTCTGCTGTCATAATCTCATAAGATTCAAATATCAACGTGGCATCTGCAGCAATTGGATTTCCCTTTATATCAAACCTGGGAACAAAATTAATCCTAGCAGATTTCAAAATCACATTAAACAAATTGAGAAATCGCCCAAACCTCAATATAATCAAATCACCACCACGAAGTCCTTGAAGAATTGCATCCTGCTTTACACCACGAATCGTTCCAGCATCCTGATTAAGAAGATCCTCAGTCGTAAATGGTGTTGGTCCCGGCGGTGCCAAAAATGGAATGGCTTTCTTAATATCCGCAATAGTACTCAATCCAGCAGCATCTTTTCCCTCACTGGGAAGTGCCAAACTTTGAAGAATTCTACATGGCTCAACAACCTCTTTAAACGCATCCTCCACAGCACGAAACTTCAAAACCAAACTAATCTCAAGTGGTGTACTACCTTTCCATTTTCTTCTAGAAGTAGCCTTCGTAATCAAAGACCATTTCCCTCCTGAAATAGCTTGTACAGCTGTATCTACCGAGCCATACATTTCCGTAGGAATAAAAGGCTCCCATATAGATTCAATACCTATCATCATATTCTCTTGGAGAATACCCGTAATTGTCGCCTTAGCTCTGTAACTTGTAATTGAAACTAAATACTCATTCGGCAACTTAGTACCATCAGGAACATAACCAAGTTTGGTGAACTTCACTGTACCCAAATCATTTACTGTTTTCTTTGTATTCTTGTACACTGAACTACTAAGAATATTTCCACTTCTAGTTATAATATTAGCTTGAGCATTTTTAATAGCACCATCCAACCCACGCATCAATGCACGAAATCCTGTATTAATACCCATTTTTACTCCCCTCCTACAGTAAGACCTTGAAGCAGAAATTGATTTATCAATACATCACCAGAATTATGAATATTCCTTGGACTACTACTACCTATAGCAGTAGTTGACTTCGGAGCAGTATTAGTACTAATCTTCTTCAACTCATCCACCATGGCATCTCGACTAGGCACATCACTTCTAGGTTGTGCAACAACCATCGCTTTTGTTGTAAGAAGCTCTTTCTCTAATGCCTCTACCCTATCATAAAATGGCTCCATTTCAGGTTGTTTAAGACCCACACCAATAATTTTCTTCCAAGTCGCTCTAGTATCCCATTTCCCCTTTGCAGCCATCCGCTCTCTATTTACAATATCCATTGCAACTTGACGTGGTGTTTCTCCTCGCTTCTTTGCATATTCTTCAAGACCACCTTGTTGTTTAATTCTTACAATTTCTCGTTCACCAAAAGAAGCAAGAGCATCCAAAGCATTCTGTGCTGCTTTATTTGCTTTTTTAAGCTTTTCTGCTGCTTTTGCTGCCTGATACGATTCATAACCTGCAAGTATTCCTGCTCCAACAACACCCATAATTCCAGTAGCTGATTTAAGCCCAGGCAAAATCTTCTTTCCAATAGACAATGCCCCTACTGCACCAAGTACTTCACCTACCGTACTACCACTTTTTCCAGAAATCCTACTCATCTTCTTCAAAACAAACAACAACTCTTTAGTCCACTTAGCTTGATATGCACCTTTGTTAAAAAATTTAAAGAATGATGTATTGTCCATCTTCTCAAGAGAACCACTTCTAGGATATATCGGAGAAGGCATTGCAAAAGGAACACCTGATCCCATATCAGAACCACCAAATACAGGAGCTCCAGGAGGTGTCTTCGCCCGCACTTTTGTCGCTATATGAGCTTGTTTATGTTGAGAATACTTCCCATATGCCTTTGTACCTAAATTCCCCACATCAGAAAACATATCCAACACACCAGCAAATGGACCCAAAACTGCTGTTGCAGCTCCCTTTCCTAAACTACCAATCGCTTCAGTTGTTTTCGGAGCAACACGATTAACCCAAGGAATAAATCCCTCCTTAGTTTGCTTCTTAGCTTGAGTTCGTCCTGCTTTTACAATTTTTTCAGTAATAGTAAGATTCTTAGGAGCAATTCCTGTCTTTGCATGTACCTTATCTAATTTTTCTTTAAAAGCTTTATTCTCAACAACCTGAAATTCAAACCAAGCCTTTCCATCTTCCACATTCTTTGCCACAATTACAAGATCCTTAGCATCCTGATTTTGCAAATCATTATCTTCAAGTGCATGTGACACAATAGAAAGCATCTCTATAACATCAGCATTAAAATTGTTTAGTTGATTTTTAACATCCCCTCGAGTATACAATTTCTGTAAACTATTAATAAACGGAATATAATCTCGTTCCAACTTCTTTTTCAAAGCTACAAAAATTCGCATGGAAAATTGATCCACACCAAACTTTGATTCATAGTGATACTTCCTAATTTTTTTCATCAGAATGTCTTTCTAAATGAAGTGGAAGGAGCATCCAACTCATCCTCTTCTTTCTGCCTTAACTCTTCAAACAATCGAGCATTAAACCACATCAAATCCCTTGAATCCATCCTCCGAAGAGAATCATGAGTAAATCCAGGGACATGAAAACACAACCTAAATTCACGCTCCAAAAGCTTTTGTAAGGATTTCGCCTGTTGGAAAAAGAAATTCAAATCGAAAGGGCACCTCTATGGTGTCTTCCTCCCCACAATTAGGACACTTACCTGTATACTGAAATGAAGGTCCATGATAAAGTGATTGTGCTGCGGCACGTACCTTTGCAGTAACTTTTGCCGATGAATCACGCAAATATTCCATACGTGCCAACACATCTTTTTTCTCGTCAACCAATTGCAAAGCCAACTTATAAAGAAACCCATCCGGATGAATTTGAGAATACTTTTCAATTTGTATCTCATCATCAAGGGTCAATACCTTTATATACAACGTCTCCTCATTTGTGATAGAAATCGGGAGCGGCAATACCATGTCCTCAGGAAATGCAGTAAAATCCATTTCCCGCAAATCTACAGGAAAGGATACTGTTTTCATACAATGCGAGCAGACATCCATCTCATATATCATTTCTGTATACGAATTAATATACTCCCATACCATCAAATACAATTTATCCCCAAAGGTCAACTCCCCAGGATCAATACCTTGAACCACACGTCTTAAAACTTCACGAAACTTAACATTACAATTCACAATATTAATTTCAGCAAGAAATACTTCATCTCCACCTGTATAAGGACGAACACGAATCTCTTCTGGCTGAACATCATATGTCAAACAACGGGAAGGAAGTTTGATAGGGAGAAATTTATCATTCATTACAACTCCTAAAACAATTTAGAAATCCCAAGTCCTGTACGCACAAGCGAACCAATCTGGGAAATCAAGCTACCAGGTGAAACAATGTCAACACTGAATCTATAAGTCATTCGCTGGATATTTTCATCCTCATACGCTCCTTTAAAACCCTGCTTATTCAAAGGAAAACAACCCTTCAAAGTAAACCTATTAGTTTCAACTCCAGCTGAATCATGCATTACAATATACATGGTCTTTTTGTATATGCTCTTGGGATTAAAAAACCCTTGATTATCCACTTTCAAAGCACTCCAAGCAGCAAAATAATTAAAAACATGTTGATTCGTAGGAACTACAAAAACAAGGGTAACAACACCAATTGTTCTGATGCCAATATACCCTCGTTCTTCTGCTCCGTATCGAATCTTATCTATATCTGTAGAGTAATCATCAAATTGCACACCTTGACAATACTGAGATACCTTGAATCCGGGAACCCCTCCAATTGTATGAGGAAGGAATAACTGCCAATCGTAGGTTCTCTGAAGATCCCACGTCTTGGTCAACACATTAGCACCGAATCCAAATAAGTCAAATCCGATCTTTTCCAACATTATTTTTTCTTCTCCCATCTATCATACGAGAATGTTGCATTAAACATAACAGCACCCTCCTCACCATATGGCAACGATGTATCATCCATAGTCTTAACATAACAACCAACCATCTTAATCGTCCGATAAATTGTACCATCTTGATCAATCAAATTCAAGAACAAATCAGTCTTAATCATAGAATCTATATTACCTTGACCAGACTGAACCTCCGAAATTTCTTCAAACCACGCATACAATGCATCAAACACAGCACCATCTGTACCTTCTACAAAAGTGCACGCCCATTCATGTGAAAAAGCAACCTTGCCAGGAAAGGCGATACCAGCTGTTCCCTTATAAGGAATCAGAATTGCTCCTACAGATCTACCAGGAATAGCAGTTGTCTGACAACGAAGTTCAAGCACATCACCATTTCCACCCCCAATAGGATTTACAAACAAGGCCTCCCACAAATAAATTCTTGCAGGATTGGTGAGATTATTCTTAAGACTGTCCACACCCATTTTAGCCATATGAAAACTCCTTCTTTCTATCAATAATATCTTAGAACAAAATTCCACGAGCAATTAGCTCAGAGAAACTTGCTCCAGTAGTAGTCACGATTGTTTGAAGCTGAATAAACTCAGCCACACGTACAGGTTTAACAAACACATCCACATGCAACTCTTGATTATCAATAACAGCTGGAGTATTATTTGTCGTAGAACAAACTACATGAAACCCTTCATCTCCTGCTTCTGTTTGAAACGCACCCTGTGCTGATAAAGCTCCTAAGTACTCCTCTAATAATGCCACAATGCGAAACCTTGTATTAGTGTTGTTAGGTTCAAATTCAAACTGCCGTAAAGCAATAGCCATTGCCTTTTCGATCACAATAAGGAGACGTCTCACATTCACACGATTCAATGCAGATGCTTTAACTTGCTCAGTCTTTTGCCCCCAAATAACAACACCCTCACCCCGAAACATTTGAACTGGATTAATCTGAGCAGCATAAAGAACATCTCGTTCCCCTTCTGTAAAAACATTAGAAGCTTCCAAAACATTCAAAATACCTCGAGTAAATCCAGCAGGAGCATCCCAAGGCTTACCAACATAATCATTATAAGCCATTTGTGCTCCAATGTATCCTGACAAAGGTACATTGATCAAAAGATCATTATATCTATCATAGATCTTCACCCAAGCTGCATACAAGGCACAATAACTTGAATTAAAATTCTGCGTAGTATTCCTAAACGTCACCATATCCATCACCGACGTTATAGATGAATAAGGAACATCCAAAATAGCAATACAATCTGCTCGAGCTTCTGCAACTGTCAACAGTTTTTGTTGCACAGCAACAGATGTTACTCCTCCATTAAGTAAAAGCCGAATATCAACATCATCAGGATTAGTAAACTCATCCCAACCTGAAACATAATCAGCATCCAACAACGTAGTTCCATCAGAACCATTCAAAAAATCTAACCGAACAGCCTGTGCTTGAGGAACCACGGTATTCGCCAATACTGTATTATCTGCCACAACAATATATTGACTCACACCATTAATACGATCTTCCAAATACAGTTGTTTTCCGTAACCATCCAATTTATGTTTCCTAGAAACACTATAGCTCTCAACATTCTCATAAACACCATCATCATTTTCATACCAAATTTCAATAGTGAAAGTATGCTGAAGTGTTGGCTCAGTTTCTGTTCCATCCTTAACATCAGTAATCACGATGCCTATTTTATTATCCCAAACACCTGGATTAGCTCCAAGAATCTGGAACAAAACATCCGCATCCAACCCCGAAGGAATAGTCAATACAGATGATGCTTGACCCACTGTCAATCCAGCATTGTCTTCAGAAGAAACAGATGACATAATATTCACACCACCATATAATGCACCATTCTCCACACGCAAACAATACAACTTATTTCCCTTTTCAAGAAACGCCAATGCTGTATAGTGAAAATATGATCCAGAAGAAGGATCAGGCTCACCATATTCTGCAATAAATTGCTGATCATTCGTGATCAAAACAATATTGTCTGTATTTCCTTTTACTGATGACCCTACCAACGCACATGTCGATGTTGCCAATGCGGGAACAATATCAGAGATATCTTTTTCTTTAGTATATACTCCCGGACTCACATAGATACTCATTACCTACTCCTTTTCTAATTCCGCACATTACTCTGGAATGTATATGTTTCCATCAACAGTGCTATCTTTAATTGTTTCTGATACAGTGACCACTGTGTTCGTCCCAAGCAATGTAGAAGACACAACAGTATAATCATAATCATTACCAGTTGAATTCTCTACAAAGAACGTTAAACCAACTACAAAATCCGCTATAAAATCTCCCACTACCGTAAATGTGCTAACATCTGTATCCACAGCATATATTCCATACAACTTTGCAAAAAACATTTTATGAATTGCAGCCACTTCAGCATCATAATCTAAATCTTCTGGAATCACTTCCGTTTCTGTCGTCAAATTTAAACTATCATGAGTACGTATCAAAATCTTAGAAATTGTTCCAAACCCAAAATCATTCGATCTAAAAGCCCACCCATCAAGTGTGATAACCATCTTATGGATAAAAAACTGACCCACATCATACTTTTCATCAATCGGTGACTCATCATAAATATCAGAAAAGTGCATATCAAATTCCAACGGATAATCATCATTCAACGTCATATCCAACTGTGGATTTTCTTGTGCCCAAAATAAATACTCAGTATCAGCCAACCCCACCTTGTTGTAATTCTGAGACCAAAACCACACTTCATATTCAACAGTAACAGGAACAGCTCGTACAATGGTAACATCATTTTGTGTAGCACCCTCCATTGTAATTCCTGTCCTAGCAATACGTGTATTCTGCCTATTCCAATCAATTCCACCAGATCCACGCCGCCAAAAATTAATAAACTCAAGAAAAGTAGTTCCCCGCTTCTCCGAAAGCTCTCTAAGAGCAATCTCCTTTGGACACTGAACAACACCTTGATTAATGTTCCCGACAGTGGTACTCCCTAATGTATTAATTCCCATGACCGAACCAAACTTAGTATAGAGAAGACTTCGCATTGCCACATCAAATAGTTTGAAAATTGAATCCGCCATGAATTCTCCTAGTCATGAAGTAATTGCTTCCCGGTTAGCTGCTGCACCTCAGTCAAATCAGGTGTAAACGTACACCCGTCCAAACAAGCGGGATTGGTCACATTAATGTTCTGTGCTGTGGCACCTGGCGGGAGCACTACTCGCTTCCCTTGAAGTTCCCAAATTGAGACATCATGCTTTGTTGTGTTTTTCACCGTCTTCAGTTTCATTGTTTTCCTCTTAACTGTTCACACGTCTCGGAGCCAACTTAAACCCTTTACCAATCACAGCATCATGGATCATATTCTCCGGGACAACTACGTCCACAAGTTCAAATTCTTCTTCACCCAAGTACTCCCCTGGAACAAATTCTGGCTGAATTGAAATCCAGCTGTGGAGCGTGATGTCCACATCGACCTTAGTTCCCACAAAAGGGCCGGAAAGATGCGTTGCTTTTCTTCCAAACCAGGATAGTATCGGTTTTTCGTCTTCCGTGTGCAACCCCAGCTTACGAAGGCGTTTGGCACCGGGCTTCCACTCAATAAACACCTGTGCTGTGTAGTCACCCTGCGTGTAGTCATCCGGCGTAGAATACGGATCCAACCGTTCAGCAACATTCGCCGATACGGTGGATGGAATGTACAGTGTGCACGGAATTCCATACAAGTCAACTGTGACATCCATTTGCACACGAAAGGTATCAATTGATCGCCGTGGTATCATTTTGGACATTAAACTACCCCTTCGTTTGTATCTCCCACTTGAAGAAGAATCAGCGCCAATGCTGAAGCCACTTTTCTGGGATCCTTAGAACGGCTCACCAAAACAGCAGCCCCTT